GGATCATTTAAGTACAATTCCCTCAAGTTTTCTCTCGAAAGCCACTTAATAGGCCCCAGCCTACTTTCTACTAAGTATCGAAATTCTAGCATTAAGCTATCCCTTTCAGGATGCAAATATAACTCTCTATAAACAGCTCCAATCTTATCTCTAATCACTACACTTATGTCTTTATCTTTATTAACCCAAGCTATAGTATTCTTTAGAGTTCTCAAGGACAAGGGACAAACTACTTGCTTTAGTTCATTGTGATATTCAAAAGTCCTTTTAAGAAAGGAAATATCAGAAATTTTCTGGTAATCAGCGCATATGGGTTTCTTTTCAGCATCGGTGAAATCCATATTTATAGATTGAAAGAAATCCTTCATAGAAACGGCTGTTAAATCGCTTCTGTTCGGAGACACAGCCACTACTTTGTCGTCTCCGTAAACATAATCCAGGATTTCAACGTTAAATTTCGCTACTAAAGCATCAGGGGTATGACGTTTATACCACATAGCCGTATAAAATCTATTCACTAAGCTGTTATAAAATGCAGTTAAAAAAGAACCTGAAGGCATAGAATGTGTTGTTACAAAAGCGTTGCTTTTCACCACTACCAATGAGTTGACCAAATTGTCTAGCAAAAAAGCTAGTACTTGTTTATTAGGACCTTTGTATTTTCCTAAAATGCATTCATTAACGGCTTTCTGCACTGAGGGCAACATGGATCCGTCCCATTTTGCAATGTCTCCTGCAAATATGTTCTTACCTCTAAAACTGTTAAACATGATTGGCCATTCCGATATTGGATTGCACCCAATTTGTATCTGATTTTGAAGTCTATTGTGCATAACTTTTGAGACTAAATCTGCAGTGTATTTCTTCGTTAAGACTTGTTGATGAATGGTGCAAACTCTAAAAGACCTTGGTTCTCCCAATTTCTCAGTGTTTCTAATTTCATCTTTAAGAGTTTCAAACCAAACGAATTTTGACCAATCTACTTCTCCGCGTAATATGTCTTTCTCTATTTGAGAGATTTCATCTCTGAAAAAGTCTTTCAATTTTCCAGCATCAAAGTCTATATAATCTTCTTTGTTTGGTAAACAACCTAGACCATTACTGGACTTTTTATTTAATCCGTTTATGTTATCCCATCCTTTTACGACTTTATCTTCACTCACAGTGTCAAAGTCGCTTAACAATTCCATCATAACTTCTTTGCCAAATTCAATCTCGTCTTCAGATGGTTCAACTACTTTTCCTAGAGATTTCTTAAATACTTCATGAATGGTGCGGTCTCCATATTTCGTCAGATTGGCTGGTTCCCTATCAACTTCGTATATTCCGTATAAAGGACTTGGTGCTATGCTTGATTTGGTTGGAACGGAAGCATAAGCACCTAAATTTACTTGTGCTCCTGAAGATCCTTCCTGTCTTGTCAATACCTCTATGGGTTTATACGATCGGGGTAAGCTGCTCAAAAAATTTATTATTATTTGATCCCACTTAACCGCAGCACCCAACCCTTGATCTTCAGATCCTGCAACATGCATCCCTCCTACGTGTCCCGCATCATCTGATAGAATGCATCCACACATTCCTTTAAAATGTATAGTATACAATTCCTTATTGTCTTTCAGTACGTTTGAATAAACAACGGTACCCTTTGTTGCATAAGGAATTTCATCGATCTCACTTAGGCTCTTAATAGTATGAGTTGGAATCACTCCAGCAGGAGTCACTAAGTTAGATAAGTTAGTCTTAGCAAACTTTATATCACGAAAAGTTAAAGGATGACTTTTGGGCATTTTCAATACACAAACATCGTTTCTTACTTCATATAAAACGACATCACATGAAGTTTGTTCTAAGATTACAGTTCTACATTTATTGACTTTTGTTATCTTCACTGTGGCTGTTGC